TACCATTAACATTAATAACAGTAGATCCAGTTCCATAATTTTGTAGTTTTAAAGTGCCTGTAAGATTTTTTATAAGACTTGACGAGCCATCGTGATAAACCTCTAAATCTTGACCAGCACCTATGCGTAGTTTGTCATTATCGTCATTAATATCTATGTTGCCATTAGTTGATAAACCAGTTTGTCCATAAACGATATTATTAACACTTAAAAACCCGTATACACTATTTGAACCATTAGCGTTAAAACTCATTCTAGTTCCATTATTAGTATCGCTAACAGCAAGCGCACCACCTTGTGCAGTTATTGTATAATCAGGATTATTGTCTGTATCATTAAATTTAAGTGCAGGGCTAGTGCCTTCTATAGCAACTCCATCTGCTGTAGTCTCTAGACGCTTTACGTTGTCGTATCTAAGTTCAACTCCAGCGTTTTCTGCAACTACAATTCCATACTCATTATTAATATGACCAATATAAACACCAGCAGAACCTTGTACAATTAAATTCCCTTGACCAACTTCTCTTATATAACTTTGAGTTCCTGAGTGATAAATTTCTAAATCTTGACTAGCACCTATTTGTAGCTTTGCGTTGTCTGCTGGTATTTGTATGTTACCGTCAGACGTAATACGAAGTCTTTCTGTTGGTGATGAACCATTTGATGATGTTAAAAATTCAAAACGACCATCAACTCTGTTTGAAGTCGCATTTGAATCCGCCTTTGCTCTGAAAATTGCACCTATGGTTTGTATATCTGTGCCATCAGCACCATTAAATACAATGGTTCCAAGAGTATCATTTGCTACTACTGCAACATTAGAACCTATAGTTGATCCTTTGCTTTTTGCAAAAAACAGAGTTGGACCTGCCACACCGTTTGTATTTGCAACAAGACTTGCAGTATATTGACTATGAGTGTCAGCACCTGTGCCTTCTAATTGTAAGTATGGAACGTATCCACCAAAGAGTGTTCTTGCAGATGTTGTTCCAATTAAAAAACGACCTGAATTATCAACTGATAAATCACCTGTAACAGTAACGCCAGTTGAAGTTGTGGTTAGCTTTACAGCGTTGTCATAAAAGAGTTCTACGACACCTGAATTACCTTGTAAATATCTACTATTATTTGTTTGGCTTAATAATAGGTGATTACTACGAACTCTAAGAATATTAGTATCATTGTTGATGATCGAATTTGTTGAGTCATGGTATAGCTCTAAATCTTGCGAAGCACCGAGTTGTAGCTTTGCGTTGTCGTTTGGTATTTGAAAATTACCATCTCCTGTAACTACTGTTCTTAATATATTATTTGTCCAAACAGTTGCATCCTTATTTTCTGCTGTGTAAATACTTAATCTACCTGTGTTGTCATTAGTTAAACCTACATTCCAACCAGTAGTAGTATGTGCATTATCAAAGTTTATTATTGCTCCAACATTATTATTAGTTGTTCTTAATTTAAGTATCCCACCAGAAACATTACCATTAATTTCAAGATCGCCACTAACCTTTGTTCCAGTTGAAGTTGTCTCTAGTTTCTTACTGTTGTCGTAGTAGAGTTCAACACTATCATTTGGATATATATTAATTCCAGTTTCAGTATTACCAGATAAACTTGTTTTAAACGTAAGAGGCATTGCTTGACTTGCAATTACACTTGCACCACCATATTGACCAGTATTAGACGCATGATAAATTTTTAAATCTTGTGAATTTCCTAACTGCAACTTTTTACTATCACCTAATGCAATATGCTCACTACTTGTCCAGCTATCAGTAGCATCTAACCATTGGAACGTCTTATTCGTAGTACCTAATAAAGTTATACCCCCTTGATTAGCAGTAGTATCGGTAGGAGTTGATACCTTGCCAAGTTCAATATTTTTATCTTCAACTGTAAGCGTAGTCGTATCAATCGTTGTGGTCGTTCCATTAACAGTGAAGTTGCCTTCAACTGTCATTGATCCAGCTATATTAACTGTTCCAGCAGAATTTATTGTTAATCTATTAGCGTTACTATTTGAAGCATCTTGTATTCTAAATTCGCCAGTATTACATTGTATTCTATAATCTGGATCTCCATTAGTTTCAGTAAATAACAGTGTAGGAGCAGTATTGCTTATTGTTAAATTTCCAGTTGAAGTTATAGCTCCTGTTACATCAAGCCCTGCACCAACATCTAGGTTGCCAGCTACATCAACATGACCATCAGTATTTACTGAAATTCTATCAACACCATTTGTTTGGTCACGAACTTTAAAAATTCCACCTTGAGATTTTATTATATAATCAGGGTTTGCATCTCCTTCTGTAAGAAGAATACTTGGAGAAGTAGAACTTAAAGTTAAATTTCCAGTTGTAGTTATATTCTGAGAACCAAAGTCAGGACTAATTTTTGTACCTGCAATAGCAGCACTTGCATTTATATCAGCGTTAACAATACTAAGATCAGATATATTCGCACTTGTAACAGTAATTGCTGTAGGTAATGCACCTGTAGCAAGTTTTGTTAAATCAATAGCAGCATTACTAGCTACCTTTGCATTATCAATCGCTCCAGAATTAACAACAATACTTGATCCATTACTGGATACTGTTACATCACCCTTATCACCGTCAGAAAAAGTACCCTGTGGCCCTGCCGTTTTTACAGTGACAACCCTAGTCTCACCATTTACGGTAACTGTATTTTTTGTAGTTGTAACATTTACAGAAGTCATGCTGTGTATCCTTCACTTACAAATATAGTACCTTCTAAATAATATTCTTTTAACCCTGCGGGATTAATTAATAAAAGATCGTATTTTAATTCATTTGGAGTAAATGTAGCTGTCTGTGTATCTGTTAACGCTATAGAAATAGAACCAGAAGCACGATCAGTATAAGTAACAGCAAAATCTGCATATTTTGTGGTGCGAGTTTCTTCCCAAACCTGTGCTTCTACTGTATAACCTGTTAAATTTATCGCTGCGTTATTACTATCTTTAAATAATAAAGGTATAGTATGATCTGCTCTTCTTTGAACAGTAAAATCATAGGTGGCGGGTTGAATTGCCATAATAAACTACCAACTATCTTAAGGATAGCTTATGTAACCTCAGTAAGATTAAATTTATATTTTTTACCACTAATTCTATTTATTAAAAACAAATCAGAAGCACCCTCCTGTATTGACCAACTGCCTTGGGTGCTATCGACTTCATTAGGCAATGAGTTTAAATTAGACATATTAATATCTTGGGTTGTAACTGCTCCTTGCACCGTAATCCCATTCGCTGTGGTTTCACATTTTTTTGATCCATTAAAAAATAAATGCTGTCCAGCATTTAAAAAAGCTTTATAAGCACTATCCTGACCAGAACTATCTTGTGTTTGTAGCAAAAAACATTCTTGTGCAGCGGTATTTGTTCTGGTTGTTAAAACTGTACGAGTATCAGTTAAAGCAGAAAAAAGATTTAAATCAATTTGATGAGCCATAGCAAAATCGTTGCCAGTTCCTATAATTATTTTTGTTTCATCTTTAAAAGCTAAAGCACCTCTACCTGTGGAATTATCAGCATCAAACGTAATATCAAAAGAACCACTTGAATCTGTTCCTTTAAAAACTACATCATTATAAAAATCACTTGGTTGATCTATAGAAAGACCCCCTGTTAATTTTGCAAGATTAAAATAGTTTGCAAGATTATTTTGACCAGAACTATCTTTATAAGAAAGTTTGCCAGTATTTGTATTAGCAAACCATTGATGATGATTTGCTGGTGGTATTGTAGTTCCAGAATTATTAGTTGCAATTGCTTGATATGTAGTATTTATTCTTGTTCTTACCTGTGCACCTGTACCGTCATCAATAACATAATTACCTTGACCGTTACTATCTATAGTATCTTGAGCCATTTTTTATAAAATTCTTTAGTTATATATTACATTAAATTCAACTGCCACGCCCAAATCCTGTTGCAGTATATGTAAAAGTTCTATTTACATTGCTTGAACCATTTTTTATGTCAATATCAAAACCTGTTCCAGAAATATTAGATAAAGTAAAGAAATCCCCTGACTGTGCATTTTCTATTGTTATAGCTATTGAGGGTAAAACAGAATTAGCAGCAACACTTGTACCAGACTGACCAGTAAAAAAACTATTAGCGAATACTACAGATTTAGTAGATGTACCAGAAAAAATAATTCCATTTAGAGCCGTTGGACTTGTAAGACTTGTTTCTGTTCTACTTGCTAATTCTGCTGTGTATCCTAATTCTTTAATAGCTATTGTTTGTGCAGGGTCTAGTGTTTTCATTTCAAGTTTAAATCTGAATCCTCTTGCAACAAATGAGCCTTTAACGAAAGGATTATATTGTGAAAAATCTGCAGAATAATTACAACTTCCACTTGTAGATAAAGATGTTGCAGAAGTAAGTGTAAAAGTATCAGCTGTTTTAGAAATTATTTGGTAATCACCGTCAACACCTGTACCACTTGTAAAATCAACAGTAATAAAACTACCAGCAGAATATCCGTGGGCAGTTTTTGTTATTGTTATTATTGTTCCAGCACTGCCAGATCCATTATTTATTGTATAAGGTGCTGTTGTTGACGTATCTGGATCTAGGTCAGTTGTAGCAACAAGTAATTCTGCATCTACATCAGGTGCTTTTATTTGATCAAAACTTGTCCATGTGTCTATTAAGGCTGTTCTGTCATCAAAATCACTACTAGAATAAAATCCTTCAGTGATAATGTGTCTTTTTAAAATTAATGGTTGTTTACTACCTAAATCTAAAGTATTAGCAAATAAATAACTGCCTGTCGTAGCGTTTAGAACCAAGCCACCTTTAGATATGCTAAATGCACAATTTGTTTTTGTTCCAGAAAAAGTAACACTGCCCGAATCTTCACGGTCTACAAAAGCACTTAATTTAGGAAATGGATCTGGACTGTTATAAATAATTGAAGTTTCACCAGCACTTAACCTTCCACCATCATCTTTAAATTTAACAATATATTCACCAGAGCCTATATTTGGAACATCTACTTCTGTGACATTACCACTAACTTCTTTTAATGTTGTAGCGTCACTAAATGTACCTGTTCCGTCAGTTACATTACTAGCTCTAACAACAATAGTTCCACCATGAATAACATCAACATCTGTAGATTTATTAAAACGTAATCTAACTAACTCATCTGAAATAGTTTCTATTTTTAAATTTTGTACATCACTTGGTACAGCAGTTTTGCCAACTGCATTAAAAGTAATTATAGATGGACTTGGACTTAATTTTCCTAAAGCATTATATGAGCTTATTGCAAACTCATAAGCTCCTTTTTCTGATTCAAAAAGTTCAAATGTAGGTTTTGCAACTCTTACTTTTTCAATATTATTATTATCAAGACGATACTCGATTAAATATTCTTTAACACCTACTACTGGTTCCCAAGAAACATTAATAACAGAGACTGCTCTATTTTCTAGTACGACAATTTGTTCTGTTGCAATTGCATTATTTGGTGCAAGTTTTTGATCTAATAACGTAGTTATTGATCTTGGGTTTGCAGCAACAGTTGTATCCTCTATTTGTGCATATTTGTTAGTGTCGTGAATGACAGCGGTAATAGTAAATTCTGATTCATTTTTTTCTTCTATAGAAACAACACGATATATCTGTAATTGAATAGCATTATTTGATATAGCATAAATAGAATTTATATTGGGAGTTTGTGAAAATGCAGAATTAATAGTTATAGTTTTACCAGTTACATCAGTAATTAAACGGTGTTGTGCTGTTCCATCTGGTAAAACAACGTGTAAATAAGCTGTTTGTTGATCTGTTAAATCTGTATTATCTTTATCATCTGCAATAATTTGGTTTATCACTCCATCTCCCTGACTATCATTTACAGCACTTATACGACCCCCTCTTCTTGATCCAGACCTCACAGAATCTGCGATAGCAATTACTGTTGATGGTCTTACTATTACACCTGCTTCCAAAGTTGTTGTAAAAGAAACGGTTTCTGATTCTTTTAAATTTGAATATAAAAACCAACGACCCAATCTATTTGCTTGACCTCTAGAAGTACAGGCAAAGGCTTTTAAAGTTTTTCTTGTTCTACCAAATTTAGATATTGAATCAGATAAAGCTGGTATTTCATTAGTAGTAACTAATTCAAAATCAATTTCTTGTACACTATTATCAAAAAAACCAACTTCAACTTCTGTATATTTTGTTTTTTGTCCTACACCTGAATAGTTAAAGCCTTCCTCTGTAACATTAGAATTGTTAAAAATGTATTGAGGGTCTGAAGTTTTTAGTAAAGCATTAGTAGGTCGGTCTTGTGATATTTGTAATGTGCCATTGCTATAGAAAGCCATTCCATTCATAACAGCACATAAATCATTTATTAAAGAATATGCATCATTTTTTTGATTTAAAATTACATTGCAGCTAAATCGTGGTTCAGTAGTTTCTGTAATTGGATCTGTAATTAAAAAACTAGAATAAACACTTGCAGCAAAAAAACTAAAAACATCTAAAGTATCTTCATCAACAACACCATTCTCCCCTCCAAAACCTTTTTCTGTAGTTAGCAAATCATATAAAATCCATGCAGGGTCAGAACACCACTCTTTTTCGGCTTTGAATGTACCGTTAAATGTATAATTTATTGTACCGTCATCATTATATGGATAAATTACACGCCCATTATTAGGATCTATAGTTATATCATGAGGCACTTTTATTTTTGTACCTTTTACTCGATACATTCTTCTTGGATAGCTTTGAAAAGATTGAGCATCAAATCTTAAAGCAATATATGCAAAACCTTGGTAAGCACTTGAATCAGTAGTTATTTCTGTAAGAGAATGAAAAAAAGTTTGATTAAATAATTTTTTTGGACTTTCATCTGGGGCATCATCAGTTATTCGATTTACAGTTATGGCAACTGGAAATTCCATACCTTTTTCAAAAATTATTTCAAAATCCTGTAAATAAGCTTCATTACTTTCGCCTTTTATAGGCCGTGGTTCTATAAGTGTAACGGTTCCATCTGCTTCAGTTATTGTTATTGAAATTTGTACTTCAGTACCGCCTGTTTTACCATTATTAAATACTTTTTTTAATAAAGGAATTTGTATTGTGACTCTGATTTTATCAACAAGATTATTGGAAATTTGTTTAGTGCTAGAAGCACTTTTTGTTATTTCTATTGGTGGATTAAATGTTTCAGTATTTTCTATTCCATTTATTTCTTTAATTGCTGTTTGATCCTCTGTTCCATTTTTCATAAAAACATCAACATCTTCAAAATTTTCTACGCCATTAACATTTTGCAAAGGGGTGCCATCTAAAAAAATATTTTTTCTAAAATCATTTATTCCTATATTATCTTGCAATACTCCTTCTATTTCTCCAAAACCCAATAAATCAACAACAGTTGCAAACTGCTTACTTCTTAAACCATCTTTAATTAACTCAGGATCAACTACCCTGTTATCAGGTATTCCACCAAATAAATCATCAGAAACTAATTTAGGCATAATTTCATTTTAATAGGATCTTCCCAATTCATCTACATCATCTGGATGTATAGGAAAACTAAAGGTACCAACAGAATTGTAAATACGAACTTGTGGTGGATTATTATTAGAATCCCTATCAGTACTTTTGACAAGCGATATATTAGCAGGGAATGGAGAATCTTCTGCAAATATTTGTTCATCAAAAACAAAAAAATTATCGTTATCAACTTTAAAAATTGCATAAATTCTATCTGTAGCTTTATCTTTAAAATTAAGAAATTCTAACCCAACAAGATCATTTGTTTTAAATCCATGATTAGGGTTCGTTACTTTAATTGCAACTCCCTCAAGATTTATATTGTCAACACCCTGTCCACTTCTGAAATGTTTGATCCACGTAGCTGTAGCTGATGCCCTTCTTATTCTTGCACTATCTATTCCTGAGTTAATAACTATAGAGCCGCTATATACAAGTCCATACAAAATAGGTACTGGAACACCACTAGAACTGACATTCTGTATACTGTTAAACGAATAAGATCCTCTTATGTTTGGATCAATACCACTAACATCAGAGGTTGATGGAACAGGTTTTTGCGGAGCTATAAGATCAGTAATACCACCAATAACTAATGAAGTACCAATAGCAGTTAAACCTCCACCAAGAACAGTTCCAAGAAGAAAACCTCCTATACCTGTTGCAAATGCACCAGTAAGTGCTGAACCACCAGCAAGTGCACCAATACCAAGAACTACAGGCAATGACCCAGTTGCTACAGGAATAATTTGTATATCTCCTTCCCCAGACATAGATAAATATTCTTCTGTTACTACTTTTCCACCTAGTTTTACTTTATAAATTTGTTCATTCATATGTTTTTGCACGCCTTCAAAATTTGCTGTTAAAAAACTAACAGCTTCTTTTGGAGATTTTACAGCAGCTTCAAAATATGACCTTCCTAGAAATAGCCTTAAATTACCATATACCCTTATTTTTTTAAGTTGCATATCTATATACTCCTTTTAATGCTTGTTGGTACCTTAAATCAAAAGGTTCTCTACAACTTAATTTTTTTATATTATGATTCAATATCATGTTATCGCCTATAAAAACAGCAACATGATCTAAATTTCCAGTGACTGATTGAAACAGTAATACATCACCAATTTTTATATCTTTTATTGTAGGTAGTTTTTTAAAATTTAATTTAGGTAAAGCAAATTCAAATTCTGGATCATTTAAAAAGTCTTTTATTTTTTTTGGCCGTTCCCAAAATTTAATATTTATGTTTTTTGTTTCTTTGTACCAATCAGTTACTATTGACCAACAATCATATTTTCCCCATATAAATTCACGACCTATTAATGTAGGAGACTTCCAACCGCTTGGTTCAAAATTTACCCATTCGTCGTTTTCAATACTATAAATAAAATATGGAAAACCAAGATGCTCACAAGCCGCTTTATCTGTATCAGAAGGCGTTGCAGTACCTACAGGGTGACTATGTATTACACCAATAACTTCTCCTGTATCTTCACATTCCGCCCAATCATCAGGATCAAGTATAAAAAATTCAAACTTACCTTCTGCTAAATTTTTACAAGGCCAAAACTGTTTTTTCCCTTTTATTATTGCTAATAAACCACACGCTTCATCTGGTGCTTGTTGCTTTGCATAAGTTATAAAAGATTCTTTCCAAGTCATGTTTAAAAATTAACAAATCTGCCGACACCTGCAAAATCAGTTTTCGTTACAAGTTTACTTGGTGCGTCAACACCAAACAAGTCAAAAGAACCTACAAGCTCAAATTGAACAATATTTCTATTTTCTAAAACTTTTCTTTCTATGCTATAAATTTCTCTTGGCAGTTCAGATGATGGATCAACCGATCCAATTTTGAATGGATTAATATTAGATGGAAAATTAACCTCATCAAGGTTTTGAGTTAGAGTTTTTCTCCTTGTAACTTTTGCGTGTGCCAAATCAGATAGTGAAGTAGTTTGATTTGTCAGTTGCAATATTGTAGAAATTGTACCTAATAAATTAGAAAGAGTTAATGTTGGTCTTGGTAGCTTTCCTTTGCCAGAATATTTATATCCTTCTGCTTTACAAGGTAATCTTGAATATGTGTTTGATTGCCAAACAACATCAAAGCTATCTTTCATATTATTACCACTATGAAAAAGGTAGACAGTAGGATCAGCTATTGTTGAATTTACATTAAAAGTAACATTGTGAGTACCAGTTATTGTTGCAGAATTAATAGCTGTAACTGTAAAAGTATTTGTAGCAACTGTTTGTATTGTATAAATTCCATCAATAGCACCACCAGTAGCAAACTTTAAACTTAAAATTAATCCCGCAGAAAAGCCATGTGAATTTAAAGTTATAGTTATTGTTGTACCACTTTGTACATATTGGCCTGTCTTAGCAACTTTTGTATAGTGTATATCAGGTTTTAATTCAACTGAAAAAAATTCAAGTATTGATTTTGATTCTAGTTTTTGTAGTTCAGAGGTGGGGTTAGTCATTTAAGGTTCAAAAACTTCACGAAAAGTACAATTAATTATTGCTCTGTTTAAAAAAGGAATTGTTTTTGTCCACCTGTCGCAAACATATTTGCCAGCCCCAGACAGTGAAAAAGTTATAGAAGTCTGGCTAGTAACATGTGCGGCATCAGTAGAAAGTGAATTTATTGTAAATGTGTTTTGGTTTGTAGAAGTTTTAACAGCATAATCAATATTGTTAGTAAGACTACCACTATTTGCAGTGACTGTAAGTGTGTCTCCTAAAGCCACTCCATGATTAGCAGCGGTAACAGTGACTATCACACCCGAAGCTCCGCTTCCGTTGGATTGTATAAATGTGCCTGACTTGTTGGTAAATCCTTCTGCTGGTGGAGTAAAAGTAAAGCTTGCCTGATCTGCCACTCTGCTTCTTAAAAACGCTTCAATGACATCTGATTCGGTTTCAGACACGTTAAAAGTTAAATTATATACTTTAGGATCTTGAGATAAAGGCAAGCCATACAATGCCCTAAACTCATAACCATCTCCGAGTTGTGTAACCCTTATTTTTGGTTTACTTGTTTTTCTTGTGCCATAAGTTGGCTGTATTGATGGAAATGTAGCCATTATCTATTTAATAAACCTCCAGCCCTTTGTTCATCAATTATAGTTGCCTGCACTACACTGGCAATCAAACCGCCTAACTGATCGGCCTCTGATCCATTACCTTGAACAGAACTACCAGTTGCATCTACGTTAACAACAATATTATTTGTAACACCACCCATTGCATTGTTTGGAATAATAGTGCCGCTGCGTGATGGTGTAAACATTTCTGGGCCTTTTTCTCCTACTAAATAACTACCGCCAGCCATAACTGGGCCACCATTTTCTCTTTTTATTGATGAAATACCAAATGATCCTTTAGGTAAAACGCTTGGGATACCAGTACCCATAAAGCCCTCTGGCATAGGTGCGGGAGCTTTGAAGCCACCACCTCCAAGACCACCACCAAATATGCTACCAAGTGCAGTTCCTAAGAAGTTTCCAAGACCTGAGACTGCTTGCTGCATAGCTACTTCAATAAGTTTTCTTTTAAGATCATTTAATACACTTATTGCAGCCTGACCAAGAGTTTTTGTTCCCATTGCTGCGTCTGTTAAATTTTGAACAACTCCTTGTTCTATTGACATACCTACTTCCATAAATTTTTCTTTAAGTTTTTCTGTCTCTTCTTGTTGTTTTTTTATCAATTCTGCTGATTTCTTTCTTTCTTCATTTTGTTTTTTCTGCTCTTCTGTTATTTTTTCCTCTTCTGCTAAAGTTTCCTGTCTTTTTTGTAGTGCCTCAATATCTAGTTCAATCTGTTTTCTTCGTCTTTCTAATGCTTTTTCTGCTCTTCCACTTGTTTTTGCTAATCTTTTATCTATTTCTTTGAGTGCATCTTGTTGTTTTTTTAATGCTTTTTCTACTTCCTCTCCAGAACCTTCAGCAATAATACTTTGAAACTCTTTTGCCTCTCTTCTTACTTTCATAAATTGAGTTGCAAGACCACCAACAAGTAAAGCTAAAGCACCAATCGGCAAGGCTACCATTGCAATTTTTAAAGCTCCAAGAGCAACAGTCGTTGCCCCTATACCTTTTGCAGCCAACAAAGAAGTAGCTGACAAACCTGTAAAACCACCTTTTGCAATTATGGCCACTGTTCCAACCATGCTTAGTTTGGCTAATAATGCAGTGACAGCACCTGTAACAATAGGAACAGCTACTGCTAAAACTTTTGCAGCAACAGCTATTTTTGTGACTAATATTGCAACTTTTCCAACATCTGAATTAGAAAACTCTAAAAGTTTGTTAATCAATAAAGTTAAATTTTTTGTTACCTCTTCAACTGCTGGTCTTAACTCATCACCAAATCGTCTTGAAAGATCCTCAGTTGCGTTACTAAAGTTTTTAAATACTTGAGTAGGATCATTTGCAAGTAATTGCTTCAGAAATCCACTACCTTCATTTCCTACTCTTCCCAAAGCCCTAAGAACCACATCACTGGTTAATTTGCTATCAGCAGCTAATTTTTTAAGCTCTCCAATAGTTACACCAAGTTCAGCAGCAATAGGAGCAAGAACTGTTGGTACTTGTTCTGAAACACTCCTAAATTCATCACCAGCAAGCCTTCCTGAGCCAAGAGCCTGTGCTAATTGTCTAAATGCGTTTGATGATTCTATAGCTGATGCACCAGCTAATTTTGCAGCCGTATTAAATCCAAAAAATACAGTCCTTATATCTTCAACTGATGTTCCAAGTGGAGCCAATCTTGCTGTTATATCTGTTACGCCTTCCAAAGCTTCTGTTGCACTCAATCCAAAAGCTTTCTGTGCATCTGTCGCAATCTTTTGAGACTTTGCAAAATCTCTACTGCTTTTCGTAAGCAACCTAAGTCTTACGTTTAATTTTTCAAATGTTGCTGAAGTTCTTACCGCTTGCCTACCTATTAAAGTTATACCAGTCGCAGCAATCGCAGTTCTCAAGCCATTAAATGAGTTCTGTAATCTATTTGTCTGATTCTGTACACCATTTAACGCCCTAGTCGCACCGCTTGCATCAACTCTTAACCTGACAACTGCCTCTGCCACAAATAATAAAAACCTTTACTCTATATTACCTTGAATTGTGTTTTTGTCGTTGCAATGCTTTTTTTTCGTCCTCAGTCTTAACCTCATAATATGCAGCCCAGTATATAAGCTCTGCCTGAGTTATGTTTTTTCTGAGTTCTTCTAATGTTTTGCCTAATTCAACTGCGAGGAATAGTTCAAATCTAAGCCAACTATCCTCTCTTAATCTTTTTTTGCTGTTTCAACATCAAGCTTTATGTCATGCAAAAATAATTCAATATCATTTAATATTTTTTCTGGTAAAAGTCTTTGAAGTCTTGGAGCATCTGACATATCAAAAGCTGGTGTTCCATCTTCTTTCTCTGCCATTTGACAAAGAAGTTGAGTAGATACTGTTAATGCCTCATCAGTGCCAGCTAACTGCTGTGCTTTAACACGATCAAATCTTGTAATAGGTCTAAAGTATAAAGTTGCTGTGACCTTACCTTTTGAATCTTTGAGGTCATATTTGCGTCTTGCAGTCATTTCATCTTGGAAAGCTCCAAGAATTATGTCTGCGGTTCTTTCAGTTGCCATAAATAAATGCGAAGAATTTTACTTTTAGATTGCTGATAGTATTGTGCCAGATGGCTTGAATGTGATGTTGATTGTGCTGACATCACCTAAAGCTGAACCCTGCTCAAAGTTTGTTATAAGGCCGCTAAAACTAATTTTCTTAGTTCCGCTTGCACTATCAGGGAAAAGCTCAAAAGATGCTGTTGCTGGATCGCCTGTAGTCAAGATGCCGTCCATAAATGTTGCAGTCTCACCAGAGGCAGTGTTGTCATATTGAAGAACAGCAGATCCTTCACCCTCAATCAGTCCACCAACAAAAGATTTGAAAGTGTCGCCTTGAACAGTTGTTTCTTGGGTATCTTTGGTAATAGACATAGACCATTCTCTAGTGCCTAATACTGGGTTGACTGAAGAGCCGCCATCATCAAATTTGACTTGCCCAACATCACCTTTTACAGCAGCCATAACAATAAAAAGAAATATTTATAATTATATTAACCTTTTTTTGGTTTTTTTACAGCTTTTGCTTTTTGTCTTTCCATATATCGTCTACATTGAGGATCCCAGTACTTTGGATCTCTTCTACCTTTTACAGCTTCAATAGCGTCAAGCATTTCTTCTGTGACTTCAATCATGGTGTAAGTGCCTCATATAATTCAAATGTTACTCTAACTTGTGTCTGAAATTTACCTTCTGGACTTGATTGAAATATCTCAGGCCCTATTGGTGGGTCAAAGCGTACATTAGAAACTGTGATCCTGTTAAATAAATTTCTCAGTCTTTTAGCTATGGCAAAATTTTCCCCTGCCCCTACTCCCTGCTTTGTATAAATATTAAAAATAATAAGACCCACAACAAGATTTGTGGCGGTGGTAGCTGAATTAGGTGCTTGCTGTGTAAGGTATTGACTTGCTCCAAAGCTAGTAACGCATTGAATATATTTATCAACAGTAGAGGCATCAAAAGGAGTGTTGTTAAAAACAAGAGGTATTGATGGCCCTATTCTAAACTCATCATTCAATCGTTTCTCAATAGTTGCCCTGACTGTGTTTAAATCTGTAGCTGCCATTACTTACCTCCCAAACTGTCTCAAAATGTATTGTTCAAGTTCTTTCCCAATAAGCTCAGGAAAACCAGCAACTATGTTCTGTCTTGTTCTATAAGAACCACCCCATGATGGTGGTAAGTTTACGCCAAAACAAACAGGCTCTGCATAAACAACATTGTTTGTAATTAGTCCAATAAAACTATCTCTATTTCTTGATGCACTTTGCAATGGTATTTTTGTTTGCCATGCAGCCCTTAATCTACCTGTATCAACTGGAGTTGCTTTTTTTACCCTTACTGTCCATTCAAGTGTAGTCGCTTGAACAAGATCAATTATCTTTTCTTGAAAGAAATCGTCCATTTGAGTGATTTCAATACGTCTGGCCATGACTACCTCAGAAAAATATCAAAGCTGATAGCTGTATTATCTTGTTCATTTGTATTGATTTGAACTACCTTATACTCTGTCCCGCTTATAACAACCCGATCAAATGTTGTTGGTGTAAAAGTTATATCGCCAGCAGATATGGTAAGTCGTTTGTCTTGACTAGAAACTAAATCAGTTACTTCAGACCTTGTTACATTGCTCACCACACCCTTTATACTGACATCTGTTTTAACTTCACTCATTGAACCAGTGGTAGGGTTATATATTCCAGTCGTCACTCTTCTATAAGTTATAGACCCACCAGTCGCCTTGATTGCTGCTGAAGCTGCTTTCTTTAGTGCTGATGCAATGCTCATAGGTAATAAGCTATAACTTGACCACTTGCAAGGGTGATGCTTGTAATAACTCCGCAAACTTCTGTTGAAGCTTTCATTGTAATGCCATTAATCGTTGAGGAACCGTTTTCAGTTATGTTCTCAGCAACAAAAGTAGCACTGGCATCAGCAAGGCAATGAACTTTCCCAAATCTCCCAGTATGGGCATTTGTATCTGTGATGATGATTGCTGCTGGATATTCGTATGCCATTGTTAAGACCTCTTGATTGATAGATTAGCACTTCCCCCTATTCTAAGACCTTTTAAATACTGGTCAACGATAGGTGGTATGCGATCAACTCCAACTCTTCCATAAAAATTAGGAGTTACGTTAATATTTCCAACACTCATAGCTGCAAAGTCCTCTAAGCCACTTAAACCAATACCATCTTTATTGTTGTTCAAATAAACAGCAAGTTCAATTTGTGCATCTTGAACTTCTGGTGGTATTTCTGTATCTGTGTAATAGTCTGCAAGAATCCTGTTAGGAAAAGATAATTGGTAAAGGTTTGTATATTGATCTGGAACACGAACACCGCTGCGTGGCCACTGCCTTGCCTGTGTGTCAGATGCTTTTGCTCCTAAAAACTGCTCACGATCAATTCGTCTAGTGCTAGAAAATAATGCACGATTCTTTTCATCATCAGTGCTGTTTCCCCATGCAACTACATCATCAGACTGAGTAAGCCCTTCAACAAAAGAATTAGCCTCAGCTAATGTGACATAACTATTAGCTGTCGCACTACCGACTGTCGCTACTATTGTGATTGCCATTTACAGATACCTTTTGTGACTTGCGTTTTGGTTTTGGCTTAGAGGTGGAAACTGAAGCCGCCTTTTGAGCAGCTTCGTTCTGTTCCCTCATTCGCCTAAAAGCGAACATTCCCATTAACTTGAAGCACCCTTTAGAGCAACAAAGTTAATTACAATCGCTTCACTTAGTGAGCCAGCAGATACGTTAGCAACAGTCACTTTAAAAGATCCTGATGCCATTGTATTGGCGTTCACTAAATATGAACCAGCTGTACCAGCAGAGCCATGACACGCAACGACAACATCAGTTGCTGCAATCTTGCTGTTTGTAACTGTAAAAGTTACCTCAGCTGCTGCCGCTAAAGCTGCGTTATTCATTGTGATTTGACCTGACTCTGTGTTTAGAGTTACACCTGTTGATTTGTTGGTGGCCTGAGTTACAGTGCCGCCTGTTGTTGGGCCAACTAAAGACCCAGCAGTTACATCAAATAAAGATGGCATGATTAATTACCTCTAGTCGTTATTAGAAACAACAGTAGCGCGAACGATACCGATATTCTTTGTTTCATAGACTTTCGACCAAGAGCCTACAGTTTCAAGAACTGATCTGTTTGGGTTAACAGTTGTTACTGCATACTTCAACCCTACTGGGTGATAGATGTAATGCAGATCAACTGCCATAGCTTCTTCCAAAGCTAAAATATCACGATCAGTTTGAGTTCTAATCGGAGCTTGCTCACCAGTAACAACAGCACCATTTGTAAACATGAATACAGAGTATTCAGTAGATGATCCAGAGCCTGTTGTAGGAATATCGTCAGAAACGATAACTCTAAGACCCATGAATGTTGGAACTGTTGGGCTACCAAATGCGTTCTGGATAGAACCACCTGACGCTGTAGCACCACCACCATTAACATCACCAGCAAGAACAAAGTCAACTGCTCTTCTTTCAACAAGATCGTAATAACACTTAGAGTGCATTGCGATTGTTGTAAGCTTGCCGCCTTGATCGCCTAATAATGACTGAGCTTTTGCAACGTGTCTAGGACTCAATGCTGTAGGTGAATCACCTGACTCAGAATCAATAGTTAGATCAAACAATGCTGAACTACTTGAGTTTGCATTGATAGAACCAAAAGCACCAGTTAAGCAAGAATATAAATCCTTCTGTTTCTGGTTGTTTACATATGCAGCCATTTTCTGAGCAATAGCAGCCATTGGATCTGTACTGCTACCAACTGCAAGACTAGCTAAATCTCTTGAACTGAAAGCACGACCTCTGTGTAGAACAGCAGCGATCTGATTATCAGCTTGGATTTTAGATGGAGTTAATGATGTTGAATCAGATAGAACCTCAAAATCTCCAGTTAAGTTAGCTTTATAAAAAGGTATTTTTACAAAGTCGCCACCAGCGGTGGAAGATAGATTTAACTCTGCCAAAGGTTGCACAACCCCACTTTGTAGAAAGCTATCTGTCTGAGTAGTAGCCTCAATTAAGTAGGGTGTAAACACCTCTGGAATAATTAAATCACTGCGAACTGTCGCCATGAAATTAATTAGATATGTTTACTTCGAGGCACAACCTCTGACATGGCACAACCACGTTGTCTATATACTAACCTGTAACTGCGTTTTTGAGCATATTATATTTATTAATATCTGTTCTATATAACCTAGCTTGCTCTGTAAGGTTGAATGAATCAGGTGCAAATGGGTTTTTATCAGTTGCAACAAACTCAGTCTGTACCTTTGTTGTAGTAGCCCCACCGCCTTGAGGTCTTGGGTTTTTTTGCGCCCATTGTGGCATATTTGACATTGCCCATTCTTTGACGTTAGTTCTGTTGTATCCATCAACAACTACAACTGTGCCGTCTGCTTCCCTAGCAAGCTGTTCCTTACTTATACGGCTCAACGCATATTGTGGGTCGTGTACAACATCAGCAAGTGCTGTTACTGCTGGAGCTTCAACTTCAAGTTCTCTTTGTCTTCTTTCTAGCTCCTGTATTCTTTGCTTTTGCTGTTCTTCTGCTTGTCTATATTGACTAGCTAATTTTTCTGTAGCCTCTTCATATTTGCCCTTTGCTTCAAGTTCTTCCTGTTCTTTTTTCTGCTTGAAAGCAATCAAAGCATTTACATCTACATCTTGAGGTACAGCTTTTGCAGCTTCCTTAGCTTTCTTGTAATCATCTAATATTTCAGAATTAGATTTTCTTAGTCTTTCAACTTCTGCCTTCAATGCAGCCATTTCAGCTGAGTTATCAGGCTTGATTACTTCATCTGCCATAGATAAATTTTAACAATAATTAATAATTAGCATATCAATTACATTTTATTTTGTCACTGAGGAATACCAGTATTAGTTACAGTTCCATTTTTTAAGTGCCAAACCTTTTCTTGTAAGTTTTCCTCCTTTACTCGTTGGCCCCTTAACACCCGACATTCTTACACAAAAAGATTTTTTTCTTGCTTTTTCAGATTTTGTAAGATTTTTTGTTTTTGTAACTGGTGCTTTAAGATTGCTTCCAGTTTCTCTATTAATTTTATCCCTTCCTTTTTTTGTAAGACCTCCTGTCTTACTTTTATGCTCTTTGCGAAGTTTTACTGGTTTTTTCTTTTTCATTTCTTTTTACCCTTGGAAGTTTTTTTGCGTCTATGTTGATATTTGATCTTTACACTACTTTTCTTTTCTCTTTTAAATTTTGCCTTTTCTGCTGGTGTCATCTCTCCAACAGTTTTTGGTGTTTTGCTGCTTACCCTCTTTTTTGGTCTACAAGCTGGATACCCGTCCCTTTTTTCTCCTTTATTGCGACCACAAGGCTTACCAGTTTTTACATCAACCCATTCCTCCTTAAACCAGCGTGTAAGACCACCGCTTGCTTTTTTTGACTTACTTTTTTTTGCCACCTTTTTTTGTTTTGGGTTTGTTTACAACTGAATACTTGCCGCCACGTTTTTTATATTCTCGAACAAGCCAAGCATTAGCATAAGCCGAAGGGTAAACAGCAAATTTAGCTTTGGCCGCAGCTTTTACACGCGCATAAAGGCTTGCGTTTGTTGGTTTGTTTACCTTTGCCATTACTTTTTAGCTTTTTTAGCTTTAGTAGTGGTTTTTGTTTTTTTGGTTTCTTTTTCACCTTGTACTTTAAAAACGTAACCCATTATTTTTTACCACCTTTCTTAACTTTTTTCTTTTTTGGTGGTCTGCCGACCTTTGAACCATAAGTTCCTTTCCCCATTGGAGCCATGATGTTTAAAAGTAACTGTTTTTATCTTACTTCCTTTTACGCTTTTTAGCAGTAGATAGAGCTATGGCCTGTGCTTGCTTTAATGTGCGGCCTTCTTTCATAAGGAGCCTTATATTGGCAGAGATAGCTTTCTGTGACTTTCCTTTTTTTAGTGGCATTATGTTTGACCTGTTTTTTCTATATTATTGAGTTCTTTCTCTTCTTTTTCTAAAACTTCAACACCTTCAATAACATTAATATTTTCTGAACCATACCTGTGAGTCAAAGCTGTTGCTACATCTAAAGCTGTTGTTTGGTTGCCACTCATATAGTTATGTCCAGCCGCCCCATAACTGTAGTTCAAAGAGAACTCAGCATCTTCAATAAGTTCTTGATTACCTGTCCAGATAACAGTATCAGGTGAACTCACCATTGTAGCAAAAGCTGTCTCTTCACCAAACTTAACTTCAATTTTTACTGCCATCAGTATGTGTTCCTAGTCATTGAAAGGATCATATGGAAATGATCTGGGTCGATTGTATAAAGTCTAAACATCAACTCTGGATCTGCAAAGTGTTCAACACCCATACTTACAATTTCAGTTGCAGTATCTACACTTTTCATTAAATTTCGATCATATTTTGTATATGGTCTGCCAGCATAAGGTGAAATAAATTCATCAGGCAAAACACTTTCTGATAAAGTCCATGCTTTCTTCACTTCTCTAGGTGATTTTGTTGGAATATTACTTGTAATTTTTGAAGTTCTAAATCCAACAGCCATGTCAAGGTTTTCTTTTCTAACCTTTTCAAGTGAATGTCCTATTTCATGGAATACTGTTTGTTTGGAACTTAAACTCATATATCTTAGCTCTGGATCTTCAAACGGAACTAATATTTCACCAAGAGCATCATTGTTTGCCCTACTTGTTCCTAACTTAACCTTTGAAATTTTGCCGTCCTTGACTGCATAGTTTGGATTTACAGTGACTCCACCACCATTAAACATCTTTGTGAACTCTTCTACTTGCTCACGAACTTTGGCCTGTAATGCTTTTGTTTTGTTTTTAAATGGAAGCTTATCAAGTGTTTCTTTTATTTCTGCATTTGTCACATTTGTATCAAGTAGCTCTTTCCTAAGAATCGCCATTTCTTTTGATCCTTCCATTTCTATTTTTCTAAAAGCCTGTCTTGTTTCCAGCCATTTTGATCGCCTTATTTTTCTTTCTTTGTAGTAAATATCAATGGCTTCACTTCTGGTCAGCCCAGCCTTTCTCAATCTGGTAGGTGTTCCATAATTCTTTTGCCAGCTATAAGTAAAATAATTTTCTGATGCTGATTCATACTCATCAAATGCTTTTTTATATTGTTTTGTTAATTGATTTGCTTTTTCAAATCTGCCCTTAGTCATTGATTCACCCCTTCTGATCGCCTCTTTGTAATCTGTAGTAACTCCCCATGATCCCTCTACAACCTTTGTGTTGGCCATAGACTTAACTGCTGTCACTATTGTTTCCACAGCTTTTACTTTAGGCTTGAGTGTACTGACTTTGCCATATAGCCTTTGCAAATCTTTAAGACTACGCTTTGTTCCGTCATTGCGGATCATTTTTCTCAAAGCCTTTTGTCCAGATCCTTCTTTAGCAGATAATCTTTTGAAATAGTTTACTTTTGCTGAATCGCCAAGAGTTTTGATTTGAAGCTCTTTATCTTGTTTTAATAGCCAGTCTCCGTATGCTGTTCCTTGCGGTACTCGGCCAGTTGATGATGGTCTAAATCTTCCAACAACATTCGGTGGCTTTTCAAGGTTAGGATATTTTTTTTGCAAACCATCAAAGTCCACAACAGGGACAGTAGTAGATCGACAGTTGAAGTGTTGCGGTGGTGTCGGGCCATTATTGTAGTCAAACTTTTGTCCATCAAGTCGCTGACAAATAGCACTTGTTCGAGAATCCAAAGTTGCAACATATTCATATTTAGGGGCAACCTTTTTATTTGCGGCATATACAGCCTGTGATGCTTGATTTGTAACCTGATTAACAGATGTTCTAACAATAGTCTGAATCTGATTATTAGCCAGCTTTGTTAACTCACCACCAGCTTGAGCCATTTGCCTAACACTAGCTTTCTGTAGATCGTCAAAATCAAGTCTGCCAACTAATCTCCTACTGATCTGCTGTAATGTCTCACCAGCAAAGACTCCTGACCTGACTGCCAAATCTAATCTTTCTGCTGAGGACTCTGCTATACCCCTAAATGCTTTCTGGACTGTTTGCCCATTTGGTAGCTTGATTGTTGCACCCTGCAAAGAAGTGAGGCTGAACTTACCAGATCCAAACTTTACAAAGTCATCTTCTGTAAACTTCTGACTTGTGAAAATATTGACCTTTGATGGATCAGTCATAATCACTGAATCTGCATAATCCTTACTGATAGCAATACTATTGATAGGAACATCACCAGAAGCTGTAATGTTTTTCAGTTCATTAACAACAAAATCTCTCTGTAACTCAACTACACCTTGCAACTCATCTTTCATATCAAGGGTTGATCTAGCCCACCATGTATTCAAGCTGTCACTTGATTGTTTAATTATGGCTCTAAGTCTTTTTCTGGTAACTGGTGCAATGATTCTTGTACCGCCTTTTGCTATCTCTGCAACCTGTCTTTGATCTATAGACCTAAGTTGTTTTGCTGCATTGAGGATTATTTCGTTATAGGTGACAACATATTTCTCTGCAACAGCATAGGAATATCTATTTAGATCAATGATTTCTCTATAGAAAATCTCTGGTGTGGACATTTATCATTCGTCCTCTGTATCAGCTGCCGCATCTGCTGGCTCCGCTGGTTCCTCCCTTTCTGTCAATCCTCCGTTCTGCGTTGTTTCGATCTCATCTTCAACATCAAAGTCATCACCAAGAATCTCTCCAGCCGATAACTGATTCAATAATGTCTCCTGACTGATAGTGCCAGAGGTAAACAATGCAAGTAACGACTGGATCTCCTGTGGTTCTAGCCTTGCAGAAACAAAATCTCTATTAACGAAACAGCTGCCAGCATTAGGTTCATTTAGATATTCGCTATGAAACTTCAAGCAGTTATCAATCAAGTCTTGCATTTGCTGGGCAACTACCATCATTGTGCTGTCATTCTGCGATCTATCTATTCTCTTAGCCTCTGCTGTTTCTCCCACTAACTTCTGACCAAGAACAGCTGCAAGCGATAAAGTATTGATCTGCTCTTTTAAATCTTCAAGAAGTCTAAATTGTGCATCATAGCTATCCGCAGAGGGTGAAACATATTCCATGCGTGAATCTGGTGGCAATGCTAAAGCCTCACTAGGGCCTGTGGTTATCTCATCAGCATTTGGATAGCCATAAACTACTAAATTAGGAACTGCACTAATGTGCAGAATGTTAAACAGATCTGACTGAATCTGATAATGCTTAAGGTTTAGCTCTGCAATGTCATACAAAGGACTGCGGCTTTCATAGAATCCGACCCTGTTGGAATAAGCAACAGAAAAAGGTATCTTATCCTTTAAGCTCATTTCACCCTCTTCAAACAATTTATATTCGCCCTTCTTTTCATCCCTTCTATGAATTTCAAATCTGCCACGTTCAAGCACCCTAATCTGAGATATTACCTTTTCACCATATTGGCCATCTGGCTCAACAACCCTTTCTAATAAACGTACCTGTACAAGTTCCCTTGCACCATCTATGATCTCAGTCCTCCAGCCTAAAATGTCTGATGGCTTATATGTCACCCAGTATGGCCTTGCTTTTTCTCCTTCCTTTGGTGCATCTACCAAAACACCACAATGTCCAAAAGAAACAACAATCCTTGCGGTTTGATAAAGCCAAATATTTAGATCATTGCCTTCTAAATCAACATCAAACAACTGCTCTCTAACAAGATCAGATACATCATCCAAACGTATTGGCTTTCTGACCAGCATACCGCTTAACATTTTCTCGATTCTCTGGAGATATGGAACTACTGTTGATCTTGCTAATCTACGATCATAGCTGTCATCTACTTCTCTTTCTAATTGTGGTAAGTATTTTCTATGTTCACTCCTGATCTTATATGTGCCTTCCTTCAAATCTGCTATCAAATCCCAGAACTGTGCCATGCGTTGATATGCCGCATTTGGGCTTGCAACTGTTGTTACAGCTTGGGTGATGGACTTATTGTAAATATCAAGTGAGCTATACACAGTTTTGCCTCAATACTATCATGTTCTTAATATATTCTAATCCCTGTAGGTTTGCCCGCCCTTGCAAATAATGGATTAAATTCTCTCCAAATTAGATAGCCAACAGCATCAGCCATGTGGTCATAGCCAGATTCTTTGTCTGGTTCGCCCTTTTCGTTGTATGACTGAAGTTCCATTGATTCAATTAGCTTTCTGCAACTGGCATGGATTTGTAAACGGCTTTCCCCTTTGCCGTTACATAATAAAGCCTGTACGGAAGAAACCCTATCTCTGACTGGCGGGTTGGAACGAGGGCTTTGATTGCTGAACCCATAGCTTTCAAGGATTTGAATGTCTGTTTGACTCGCATTAGTGCTTCTGTTGCCTCCACTTGCATCTGGGTAAACGTATATCTTATTCATAGGGTATCTGGACTTGATGGTTTGTGCTAGGGAATCAGTATCGTGAGAGCCGCTAATCTCATCAAATATTAACAATTTTTGATTTTGGACAATACCAATAACGCAGTTCATATTCCCAATATTAAAATCCAATCCGCAACGCAATGGCTCTAACCCTATATCAGGTTTGACATTAGTAACATTTTTTTCTCTGGTAAAGCGATCATAGACTTGGCCAGTAGTTAAATTAATAAACTCTCCATTCAAATAAGCCTGTAACATTGATGGATCGTAGTTAGCTTGCATACGTTCAATGAAGTCACTAGGCAAATGTGGGTTATCCTGAGTCCTCATCTTGATTAGCTGCCTGTCTGTTCTCTCCTTAGCCTCATCTGTAGCAAAGGTATGGTATAGCCACCGAAAGCCCTCTGGTGTACTAGCTGCACAAAACTGTCTAACATTACCAGCCCTTAATCGTCCCAGTATCTTTGGAAATGCTTTCTCACAAATGGTAGGACTAACAACATCTATTTCGTCTGCAAGGCAAAAGGCCAGATTCAAACCTATGATTCTGCTCCAGTTCTCGAATGATCTACATAACAGCTTGCAATCACCCTCTTTTAAATGCACAACATACTCAGGCAAAGGACTGGCTCTGAAGCTGTAAGGTATCTCATAATGCTCAAGAAACTGATCGAAGTCTGTTTGCCAGATGTCTCTGAGTAGCGGCCCAGTTGGTTCAAGGATTGCACCGATAAAGCCAACATTTTGAGCCATAAGCTTCAAGGCCATTGCACAAAGCGATCTTGTTTTGCCTGCTCCATATCCAGCAGAAAGCCCAACTATCTCATTTTGGTTATCAAAGAACTCTTGTTGCTGTGGGTGCAAGTCATTTCTAATCCTTTCTAGTAGCTCTCCAGTATCAATGTCAGTGTAGTGACTGCCTATATGATCTAATACAGATCCCTCTTTGTTCAATATGCTCAAGACATCACCTGACCTACCTTTGCCATTGAGTTTATACAGCCTAAAGCTACTGTTAACTGCCCTGATTTCCTAGCCTCTTTTGCCAGTGATGCATATTGAGCTAGAACTTCAGCCGTAAATTGTCGTCTATCAATATCAAAGTCTTGCTTCAAGATTGCTGTAGCCTCTTGAATATATCTATCTATCGACCTTTGAGTAACACCCCACTCAGTTGTTGCAAATTGACTTATTTCTGATCTAACAGTACCAACAGACAAAAGTTTTGCAACTTTGTTCACTCTGAACTCATGCTCATTCTTGCTAGTTCTGCCGTTAGACACTATGGGAATATGGTTTTTATTATTCTAAATGTAGCGTCAATCGTTAGTTTTTGTCGATTTTCGATTATTGCCAGTGGTGAAAAGTTTTTAAATTTGATAATTTTTCTAGTTTTTTACTATATTCTTCCCAGTTTTCTTTTGAAGATGTAGGAATATTGCCGTCATAATAAAGATAAACAAAATCATCATTTTCTTTAGTGTGATTATTCCAGCTATAAAATCTTTTTTGTGTGATAGTTAATTTTCTTATTCTTGCATTTTTAGGAACATCTTCATATTTAGCGTGTTCTTTATTATCCCAGCCTAAAGGTTTATACTGTCTGTTTAGTAAAATCCAACCACCAATATCATCATTTACTTTTGTAAGGCAATAAGGCAATAGCTGTTGTCGTACTTGATTCATTGTTTTTGTTTCTCCCAGTTACGAATAAGTAAAAGTAAATCTTCAATCCGCTTTCTTGCAGCCAAGATGCGGTCATTGTTGAAGCTATCAAAGTCTTTGTTTTT